GGGTGTTCCCCCGTAGGGCCATTGGGCATCCGATTGTGTCTTCCCTTTGGTCAGACCCATCGGATGCATTGTCGCCCAGAATGGGATTCTGGTCGCCAATGATATTCCACTGAAAGTTTCCATAGAAGAAGGTTTGGCCCGAAGGGGTGTTCCCCCGAAGGGCCATTGGACAAGAATCGGTTTGAATCGAAGGAAATCATTCAAAGAAACAAACTTCAAGAACCAGAAGACGAAAGGAAGACACCACCAGACGAACAACCAAAGAACCAAAAGACGAACCATCAGCCAAGACCACCAAAGACCGTCTTCCGATCACAACCAATCCAAACCAAACCACGCCTTCATACCCAAAAGTCGAGGGAGGCTTTCTCAAAACGCAAAATTTGACACTGGAAAACAAGGGGTCAAATGAGCACTTTTTCGTGTTTTTGCACGTGGTCAATGTCCCCCACGAGGCCCCTCAACTACACAATCTTCTTATTTTCTTCACAATCTCGTAAGCAGTTGATTCTAAAGATGTTTTCCGATCGTTTAACAATCGTTTTACAAAATATGATAAGATTTTGGTCCGATTTAACAAATTTTTCTGACCTAAGTCTTTGATTTTAAAGGAAAGAGCAAATATGAAGATGCGTTTTTGGGGTCTTTTAAATCGCTTTTTCTGAAATTGTTAAATCTCGACTTGGCGGCCTTCTGGCTGGCCGTTCTGGTGTTGGCAGATAGATAAAGATTTGGACTATTGGAGTTGCAGCCATGGTAGCTGTCATCAGTAAGGCGGATAATGTTTACATTCGTGTCAATGCGTCAAGGGAAGTTCGTGCTGCACTTGAGACACAGTTCGCCAGATTCGTCAAAGGCTATCGCTTCCAGCCGAAATACAAGGAAGGTCTGTGGGACGGTAAGATTCGCTTCTACAGTGCCACTTCTGGCCTGATCTATGCTGGTCTGATTCATGACGTTATCGAGCAACTTCAAGCTTTGGGTGAGAAACCAACCTTCGAAGACGGTGTGAAGGGGATGTTCAAGGGCTTTGATCCAAGTGGGTATCTCGAAGGGCTGGAACTATCGGCCCACGGCAAGCGGATAGAGTTCAGGGACTACCAGAAGGCCGCCATCGTCACCGCACTGAAACAAAGCCGACGGCTGATCCAATCCCCCACCAGTTCTGGCAAGTCCAGTGTCATCTACGGCATCGTGCGGGCCTTGCTTGATGTGGAGTTTGAGCGGGAGAAAGTCCTTGTGGTGGTCCCCAACATTTCCCTTGTGAACCAGCTTAAGGCCGACTTCAAGGACTATTCGACTCTGAACGAATGGGATGTGGAAGCGAATGTGTCTGTCTCAACCAGCAAGGACAAGGACAAGTTCGTCAAGGTGAGAAGCGTTCTCATCACCACATGGCAGAGCATCTACAAGCTGGAACGGGAATGGTTCGACCAGTTCGGGGCACTGATCGTTGACGAAGTTCATCAAGCGACCGCAAAAAGCCTAGTCGAGATTGGAAAGAAGTGCCAAGCGCGGTATCGGATCGGTCTGTCTGGGTCCATCGATAGCGATGACACCACTAGCGAAATGACACTTCGCGGCCTGTTTGGCGCCAAGTACGTCGCAACCACCACCAAAGACCTGATGGCAGAAGGGACGGTTGCTCAACTGAACGTGGTCGGTGTACAATGCCAATGGGGCCACATCGGCTTGAAGGGCGACTACCAGCATGAAATCAAGTGGCTGGCCAAACAGCAGATGAGAAACGATCTCATCATCAACAAGGCCAATGAACTGGAAGGTAACGTGCTGATCCTGTTCTCGCTGGTTGAAGCCCATGGGAAGGTGCTGCAGAAGATGGGCGAAGCTGCTTCTGGTGGCAAGGAAGTATTCTTCGTCTATGGTGGTGTTGACGGTGAAGAACGTGAACGCATCAGGAAGCTTGCAGAATCCCACAAAGGGTGTATAATACTGGCTTCGTACCAGACGTTTTCGACTGGGATCAACATTCGGAACATCAATCACATCATTTTTGCCTCGCCGACCAAATCATTTACTCGGGTCATCCAGAGCATCGGCCGCGGTCTTCGGACCAGTGAGCGGAAGACGCATTGCACCGTCTGGGACGTGTTCGATGAGATAGACGGTGGAAAGAACTACACCTACAAGCATTTCTTGGAACGTGTGGAAATCTACATCAAGGAAGGCTTTGAATATGATGTACAACAATTGGAGTTAAAAGCAAATGACTGAAAATACTGAAGAAATCGTTGATGTGACTGAAAGCCTGCGTGACGGTCTTCGCGTCCTCCATGCCTTCGGTGAACGGATCATCGGGTATGTGACGGAAGGCGAAGACGGCTTCTATCAAGTCCAGCACGCCACAGAAGTTCTCTTTGATGGCGCACGCACTTCTTTCGCAACGTTTGATGCCCCATTCTGCGAATCGTCTGCCGTGCTGATCCGCAAGGGCGCGGTTGATGTGATTGCCGAACCCTCGGAAGCGATGTATCGGGATTTCATCATGTGGCTGTCAGACGCCAACAAAGAACACACGGTGCACTGAATGAAGATTGAAGACATTATGGAAGAAACCGAGGCCGCGCTTCAGATCGATGAAACGCGCCTTGACAAGGAATCGTTGGAAACGCCGAAGATTTACGGTCGCCTTCTACGTCTTCGGACGCAGGAGGCATATACGCTGATGAAGCTGAAATGGCAGCTTAAGCAACTCTATCAGGATAAGCGGGACTACTACCTTGGGCGCGCTTCGCCAGAAGTTTACAAGGCAAAGCCGTTTGATCTGAAGATTCTGAAGTCGGAAGTTGACACGTATGTCAATGCGGATGAAGAAATCGGTGACGTGTCGCTGAAGATTGAAATGCAACAGGAAAAGGTGAAGTATCTGGAAGATGCACTGAAACAGGTTGCAAACCGTGGTTTCCAGATCAAGAATGCGATTGATTATCAACGGATGATGAATGGGGGTTAAGAGTATGACAGATAGCATCAGTGCAAAGGTTATTGCGGATAGTGTTTCACCAGAAGGAAAGCGAATCACCACTTTCGAACTGGAATATCACCGCTACATTCTGGCCGAACTGAACACACACGCCATGACGGCGCGTAACACCGCCAGCAGCCGCGCCATCCCGATTCAGCGAATGATTGATCTGGTCATGGAACAGCCTGTGAACCCTGTTGAATGGGGTCGCAATCGTGCTGGGATGCAAGCCACAGAAACGCTGGATGAGACCGAATGCAAGATTGCTGAACACGTATGGGATGACGCCCGTCGTGCTGCGGTGCGTTATGCCACCGATCTAATGAATCTGGGTGTTCACAAGCAAGTGGTCAACCGACTGCTTGAACCGTTCCAGAAGGCCAAAACGGTTCTGACTGCAACAGAACTGAACAACTTCTTCACGCTTCGACTTCACAAAGACGCCCAGCCAGAAATCCGTGTGCTTGCCGAACGGATGAAAGAAGCGATGGATGCAAGCACGCCGAACCAGCTTCAGTATGGTGAATGGCATACCCCATACTTCGATACTGGCTTCTGGTCTGGAACCATCCATGCCGACAGTCTGGATGACGCGCTCGCCATCAGTTCTTCTTGCTGCGCGCAGGTGTCGTATCGTAAACTTGATCAATCCATCGAGAAAGCCCGTGACATTTACCACAAACTGGTTACCAGCAAGCCAGTTCACGCTTCCGCTTTCGCCCATTGTGCCACGCCAATCAAGAGTTATTCTCAACAAGGCGTAACGCATGAACGGATCGATGATGGTACGCTGTGGTCTGGGCAGTTCCAAGGTTGGGTGCAGTATCGCCAACTGATCGAAGAGAACTACATCAAAGGCTGACCGTTCGTCTGTCAGAAGCCGATGGACGGCATTGACACCAAAGCAAAATAGGTGCATAATGCCGTCCATCAACTGGAGCAACACCATGATCAACGTCACACAAGTCATCTACGACAAACTTCAAAAGACCACTCATCGGAACTACGAATGGGACGGCAGGGAACTGTATCTTGTGGGTTCCATGTCGTATACTGAAGTTGAAGGTAAGAAAGAAGCCGACGGGAGCATGACCTACACCATCCCAGCGATTGGCGGTGGCAAACTGAAGATCAACAGCAAACAGTTCTATTGACAAGGAACGCAAGTGGTAGTAAGATACCACCATCAACTTCATCGGAGCAAACACCATGAAAATCGCTTTCTCTGGTGCACACCGCACTGGTAAGACCACCATCGCCCAGCTGGCCGCCAAGCACCTGAACACTGCGTATGTCAGCACGAAACCAGCCACCGCCACGGCCATCGATATCAAGACGCTGGAAGGTCTGAAAGGCCAACTTGCCCTGACGAATCGTCTGCGTGTCCAGACGGATATGATGGTGAAGATGGGCGATCTGTACACGAACAACAAAGGCGGCTTCTTTGATCGGTCGATGGTGGACGTTCTGGCCTATACTCTGGTGCACCTTGATCGCATCAACGAAACATACAGTCCAGACCGCCTCGAACAGCAACGCATCGGCACGCTGATACGGAATCTGGTGGATCGTCTTGTACTGGCCGACTTCACTTTCATCACCGTGCCAAATATTCCGTTCGTGAATGAATCTGGCAAGGCTGGGCTGGATACCCAACAGGAAGTACAAGAATGCATCGAATGTGTTGCCAAGACGTATCTGGCACCAAACCGCTACTTCATCCTTCCCGATTGGGCGGGCACTGCTAACGCCAAACTTGCTGTAATCACCGATGTTCTCAAAGCCAAACGTGTCAAGGGAGTTTAATATGTCGTTCCTGTTCCATGGTGTACCAGCGGATGATCAAGAATCAGCCGAAAAAGAGTTTGCTATCATGACATACAATGACGATGTGGACTACAAAGCGTGGTTCTGGGTTGAACCACAATGGGAACGTGTTCTGATGCCGACGTTCGACGAGGACACGTGGTATGTGGTGGCTGACAAAGAACCAGAGTTTGACCCAGAAGACGAAGGGGCGTTTCAAGAATGGCAGAACAACCAGTAATCAAACCAGCAGATACGAAGACGATCGCCGACGGGACCATCGTCTACTTTCCGAATCTGGTGCGCCCAAGGCAACCAGAGCAGATGATCTTCTACGGTCCGACGTTCGGTGCAAACCTTCACCACATGAACGCGGAACTGATTCACACTTCGGCAGAAGCGGCAATCCAGCACGCTAATGCACTTCTTGAAGCCAACAAGGCTTTGATCAAACGTAATGAGGAAACACAATGAGCGTAGAACAAGGTACCTTCAACATCCCTAGCAGCCCCGCTGATAAGAAAGCCATTCGCGATGTGCTGCAGACGATCAGCGACAGCTATACACGCATTGAAGCTGAAAAGGACCTGATCAAGGAAGAAATCGTCGGTCTGGCAGAAAAGTATGAACTGCCAAAGAAGCTGCTGAACAAGATGGTCCGCGCCTACCACAAACAGAACTTCCGTGAAACAGTGGATGAGGCTGATGATTTTCAAAATCTGTATGAAAACATTGTCGAACTGCCGAACGAATGATGACACTACAATTCATGATTGTTTGCTCCGCCGTCGTAACGATGGTGGTCGCATTGCTCGATAACGACGATGGCGTTTGAAGTCGCGCCCTTTGGGCGTGTGGATTGAAACTTGTTCTTGATCCCAGCACCAAAGGGATAGCGCACATCACACGGAACCGCCCATCAACCAGATCGGCGGTTCTTGCATTTTCGGCCAACGGATGTATAATGGCCACATCAACCACACTTTGAGGTGTTCGCTATGAAAACGAAAGTTGCCATTCTTTCCCTGATCCTTCTGGCCGCCTGCGGCGGC